TAATTCCTGTAAATGATGTCGCCTTTGGATGTCTTAGCAACAAACGCGCCGTTTGCTTCAAGTGTGGCGATAACCTCAGCCATGGCCTCGTCTTCGTCCATGCCCTCGATGTCGATGCTGTAATCGCGGGCGATATGCTCGGGCGCGTCCTCGGTGTAATCACAGCAGATCGAGACAACATCCAGTTCGATCTCCTCGCCTGTGTCCATTTCGTAGGCTTCAAAGTACTCAAACAAAAGCCCAAGGGCTTCGTAAGAGAACTGATCCGCGCGCCCGCAGGCGCGGAATTCGTCACGAAAACTGGATGCGGTGTCAATGGTTTGGTACATGATTTATCCCCTGTAAGTTAAGAAAAAGGCAAGCATGAGGCCAACAGCAACGGCGGCGAGAATGTCAAGAATGGTGTCTTTCATTTCTTTAAACTCCTGTTTAGTCCTTGCAAGTAAGCAAGGATCGGCACCGCCTCATAGCGCGCGGTGTTGATCTTTGGAATGATTGAGGCTTGGAATGTTTCAAACAAGGCCGCGCCTGTTTGCTTGTCCACAATGACCCATGATGCTGTTTTCATGATGTGGCCTTTGCTTGCAATTTGTTGGACATAGATTCAAGGCCAAAAGCAAAAACTTGGTCGTTGTAGTTATCGCGGTTAAATGCAAACCATGTACCGAAACTGCTATTTGATTTGCGAATGTGATAAACGCGGCCTTCACAATAACCAACATATTCGCCTTTGCGAAACGCTGATTTGTCAATGTTGGGATAGTTTTTCATGTCTGTCCTTTACTGTAGGTTAGGTTTTATCAACTGTTTTGCTGTTGATGTGGTTATTGTAACAGATTTCTTTGCACTGTCAACAAATTATTTGCATAGGACAAACCCTAACAAAAAAGGCCGATTTGTGGACAATGTGGATAAAAGCGTGGATAAGAAAAAAACCACTGTATGACCCACGCGAAAACCTAACAACGGCGCGGTGTTCGAGGGATTGTGGACAATGTGGACAATATATCTATATAAACCAAAATAAAATAACTACTGTATATATATACAGGTGCTTAAAAAATAGGCAAAGGGGGGTACAGCGATTTCAAAACGATTGTCCACATGTCCACATTGTCCACAAATCCCCGCGCTGGAATTCCCACGCAAAAAGGAAAAAGCCGAAACAAAAGGAAAATGTGGACAAGTTGGACAATGCAAAAACATGTTGTCCACATTGTCCACAAAGTTTATGGCCATGCGACTTGGAAATGGTTGTCCACATTGTCCACATGACCCACGGCCTAGATGTTAGTGGCCGCTAACCAAAAAGAGGAATCCTATCGGGGGAGGGGGTAGGGCCGGCGGCAAAGGGCCAACGAAAACGTAGCGTTCACGAACAATTTTTTATTTTTTTTAATATACAGTCGCCAACTTTATGTTTACAATTCGAGCCACGTGCAAACTGCATGGAGAACACATGTTCCATTCGATTCCATTTACACCGCGCAAGGTCGAAGCGACAGAGTCGCGCTTGAAGGCGGTATATGACGCGGCCAAGCTGGGCCTCAAAGGCGACGCCTTAGCGTTAGCCGCCGGCATGTTGCCAGTTGAATACAGACAACTCACGCAACTTGACCCCGTGGTGGAACTTGCCGCGCAGAAGGGCAAGGCTGATGGCGAGATCGAACTGTCCCGCACGCTTCACCAAGCCGCGCTCAACGGCGACGCCAAGGCGGCGTTAGAAATCCTCAAACATCAACACGGCTGGGTGGCCAAACAGGCCATATCTGTCGAAGTCGATCAGCGCATCTCAATCACTGGCGCGTTGGCCGAGGCAACCAAGCGAGCGTTGACAGTTGAAGATGCCGTAATCATAGAGAACACCCCGCATGCAATCGACCATATACAGCGCTGAAGACGAACAGGAACTCATGGCGCGTCTGTGGGCGCCAGCAATCAAGGACAACCCGCTCGCGTTTGTGATGTTCGCGTTTCCTTGGGGTCAGCCTGGCACGCCACTGGAGCATTTCAAAGGCCCACGCAAATGGCAACGTGAGGTCTTACAACATATTGCTGACCACATCAAGGCCAACAACAACAAGGTTGACTTCAACACCTTGCGCCATGCGGTCAGTTCTGGCCGTGGTATTGGTAAGTCTGCTTTGGTCAGTTGGATTACGATTTGGATGTTATCCACGCGGATTGGTTCCACGACCATCATTTCGGCCAACAGTGAGTCGCAACTCCGGTCAGTCACCTGGGCCGAGATTACCAAGTGGCTGGCGACCGCCATCAACAGCCATTGGTTTGAAGTCTCGGCCACCAGGCTGATGCCAGCCAAGTGGCTCACGGAATTGGTCGAGCGTGATCTTAAGAAAGGCACACGCTACTGGGGCGTTGAGGGGCGGCTATGGTCGGCCGAGAATCCCGACGCTTACGCGGGTGTCCACAACTTTGACGGTGTGCTGGTCGTGTTCGACGAGGCGTCTGGTATTGACGACAGCATTTGGGCGGTCACAAGTGGATTCTTTACAGAGAACACGCCCAACAGATTCTGGATGGCGTTCTCCAATCCACGGCGCAACACTGGGTACTTCTACGAAGCGTTTAACAGCAAGCGGGAGTTCTGGACGACCAAGGTGGTGGACGCCCGCACGGTCGAAGGGACGGACAAGCAGGTTTACCAGCAGATCATTGACGAATATGGCGCTGACTCATCGCAAGCCCACGTTGAGGTGTACGGTCAGTTCCCATCCGAAGGCGACGATCAGTTCATATCGGCCAACTTGGTCGATGAGGCGATGAAGCGGCCTAAGTACCAAGACCAGTCGGCCCCAATAGTGATCGGCGTAGACCCCGCCCGCTTTGGTGCGGATGCAACAGTCATCGCCGTGCGGCAAGGGCGCGACATCATCTCAATTCAGCGCCATCGGGGCGACGACACCATGACTGTGGTAGGGCATGTCATCGATGCTATTGAACAGCACCGTCCAACTCTGGTCGTGATTGACGAAGGCGGCCTAGGCGCGGGCATTGTGGATCGCTTGAAAGAGCAGCGCTACAAGGTCAAGGGCATCAATTTTGGTAATAAATCAACGAATCCCATCATGTACGGCAACAAAAGGGCTGAAATGTGGGGCAAGATGAAAGATTGGCTAAAAACTGCCTCAATTCCGCTTGACAGATTCCTCAAAACTGATCTAATTTCGCCTATGATGAAACCCGACTCTAAGGGGACTATCTTTTTAGAGTCGAAAAAGGACATGAAGGCACGCGGATTGGCCTCGCCAGATGCGGCTGACGCTATTTGCGTCACTTTTGCCTTCCCAGTAGCCCACCGTGAGGCGCGTGAATCCACGCAGCGCCGCACGTACAGTGACAGAGGCGTGGTTGCAACATCTTGGATGGGGTCATAATATGCCATTGGTTAAATCAAAATCACCCGAAGCCTTCCGCAAGAACGTAAAGGCCGAAATCGCCGCAGGCAAACCAGTGAAACAGGCGGTTGCAATAAGTTACGCAGTCAAACGCGCTGCTGCAAAACCAGCACCAATGAAGAAAAAATGAAAGCACTGCAAGACTGCATCATCATTGAGCGCGACGTTGAGAAGCACGCGATGTTTGTTTTGCCGCCGGGCGAGAAGCTAGGCACTGGTATTGCCATCGCTATCGGCCCAAAATGCCTAGACATCAAAGTTGGCGACCATGTATACTTCGACGTAGGGCAAGAATTTAAGCAAGACGGCAAGGACTACGTCGTCATGCGTGAGCCTCACATTTTAGGGGTTTTGGAATGACTGATCCTACAGGAATCATCGCGGCGGCTAACGTGGCGGCTGGCGGTAAGCCTAAAAAAAGTGCTTCAGATATATTGACAGTCGCGCGCTCGCGGCTGGACATGGCCGTCGCTTCTCTGGCTGAGAGCCGTGAAGACGAAATGGACGACTTGCGTTTCTACGCAGGCTCACCCGACAATCATTGGCAATGGCCTGCTGACGTACTGGCCACTCGCGGCGCGGTGCAGGGTCAAACGATCAACGCACGCCCAACGCTCACAATCAACAAACTGCCGCAGCACGTTCGTCAAGTGACGAATGATATGCGCCAGAACCGCCCAGGCGCTAAGGTCATCCCAGTTGATGACAATGCCGACATTGAAGTGGCTGACATCTTTAACGGCATGATCCGCCACATTGAGTACATCTCTGACGCTGACGTGGCATACGACACGGCCTGCGAGAATCAGGTGTCCTACGGCGAAGGCTACATCACCCTGATGACCGAGTACTGCGACGAAAACACCTTCGATCAGGACATCAAGATTGGCCGTGTTCGCAACAGTTTCTCGGTTTACATGGATCCTCTGATCCAAGACCCAACTGGCGCGGATGCCAAGTGGTGTTTTATCACCGAAGACCTGACAAAAGCAGAATACGAGCGCCAATATCCTGATGCCGCGCCTATATCTACGCTCCAGTCCCTCGGTGTAGGCGATCAGTCAATCAGCAACTGGCTCAATGAAGACACAGTGCGTATTGCGGGTTACTACTATGTCGATTACGACAAGACAACCCTGAATTTATACCCCGGCAATCAGTCTGCCTTTGAAGGCACGCCCGAGGACAAGATGCTCAAGGGCATGTTCGAAAAGCCAATCAAAAGTCGCATATCTGAGCGCCCACGGGTCAAGTATTGCAAGATCAACGGCTACGAAATTCTTGAAGAAAAAGAGTGGGCTGGCAAGTGGATTCCCGTAATCCGTGTTGTTGGCAACGAATTTGAGGTTGATGGCCGTCTCTATGTGTCTGGCTTGGTGCGTAACGCCAAGGACGCACAGCGCATGTACAACTATTGGGTCAGCCAAGAAGCAGAAATGCTGGCTTTGGCCCCCAAAGCACCGTTCATTGGCTACGGCGGCCAGTTCGAGGGCTACGAAGACAAATGGAAGACTGCCAACACGAACAACTGGCCTTATCTGGAAGTCAATCCAGACGTTACAGACGGCCAAGGCGCGGTCTTGCCACTACCCCAGCGGGCACAGCCGCCGATGGCCTCCACGGGCCTGCTGCAAGCCAAATCGGGCGCATCTGAGGACATTAAGTCCACAACCGGCCAATATAACGCTTCGCTTGGCATGGGAAGCAATGAACGCTCTGGCAAAGCCATTCTGGCTCGCCAACGCGAGGGTGATGTAGGTACTTACCACTATGGTGACAACCTGACCCGCGCCGTGCGCCATGTGGCTCGTCAGTTGGTGGACTTGATTCCTAAGATTTACGACACTCAACGTATTGCCCGCATCATTGGTGAAGACGGCGAAACAAAAATGGTCAAGATCAATCCTGACCAGCCGCAACCCGTCAACAAGATTGTCAACGAGCAGGGCATTGTGATCGAAAAGATCTACAACCCTGGTGTCGGCAAGTACGATGTGGTGGCCACGACTGGCCCAGGCTACGCAACCAAGCGCCAAGAGGCTTTGGAAGCCATGGCTCAGCTATTACAGGGTAATCCCCAACTGTGGTCTGTGGCTGGTGACTTGTTTGTCAAGAACATGGACTGGCCTGGCGCACAAGAGATGGCCAAGCGCTTTGCCAAGACCATTGATCCCAAATTCTTGGCTGATGGCAACGAAGACCCAGCTTTGCAGGCGGCACAGCAACAGATTCAGGCCATGGGCGCTGAAATGGAGCAGATGCACGCGATGATTACGAATGTCGGCAAATCAATTGAGATGCAGGACATGGAGCGCAAGGACTTTGAGGCTCAAGTCAAGGCTTATGACGCTGAAACCAAGCGTTTGGCCGCCGTGCAGGCGTCTATGTCGCCCGAGCAGATCCAAGATATTGTCATGGGCACAGTCCACGGCATGATTACATCGGGTGATCTGGTGGGCGAGATGCCTGGCCGTGAGCCTAATGAGATGATGCCTGAAAGTGCTGAGTACGCACCACAACCCGAACAACAGATGGGAATGCCACAATGAAAGCCGCAGACTTTATAGGAATTTTGTTCCTAGCCCGTGATGTCACGCACAGTGTTCACTTGAATACCCGCAGTTTTAGCAAGCACACGGCGCTCAACATTTTCTATGACCGCATCATTGACGCGGCTGACGATTTTGCTGAAAGTTATCAAGGCCGCCATGGTCTGATTGGCCCAATTACGCTACACTCTGCAAAGAAGACAGCTAATATCATTGAATTTTTGGAAGACTCGCTCAAACAGATCGAAGATGCCAGATATGAGGTGGTTGACAGAACCGATATGTCGTTGCAACAATTAATCGACAATATCATCGAAATTTATCTTCGTACTTTGTACAAACTTAAATTCTTAGCATGACAGTTGTAATTACCCATTCAACGCCAGCAGACGGCTCATTTAGCAGCACTGGTGCTACGGCATGGAATGCAGACCACACGTTGTCTGGTGTGGGTACAATGGCAGAGCAAAACGCCAACAATGTAGCCATCACAGGCGGCTCAATTACTGGCGTTTCGGGTTTAGTCACTAGCGTTACAGGAACAGCTCCGGTTGTATCTTCTGGTGGCACAACACCGGCGATCAGTATGGCGGCGGCCAATACCAGTACAAATGGGTATTTGACTAGCACGGATTGGAATACATTTAACGGCAAAGGTTCTGGATCAGTTACCTCTGTTGCTGGTACAGGCACTGTTTCAGGTATTAGCTTGTCAGGCACGGTCACAACCACAGGCAACTTAACCCTTGGCGGCACACTTGATTTATCCAGTCCTCCTGCTATTGGAGGCACAACCCCTGCTGCGGGAACATTTACTACGCTTACAAACACAAATACAGCAACACTTGGTGGTGACGCAACTGCTCCTGCTTTAGTTGCGGTGGCAAGTGCAGGAAATACTAGATGGTTAACTGTTACTGGTACTTCTGCCGCAGGTGTTAACTTAAACATTGCTGGCGCAGGAAACGGAAACCTTATCCTCATTCCTCGTGGTACAGGTGGAACTCTTATTGCATCTGGTGCTAGTTCTTCTAATGTGCAATTTGCGGCTACCCACACAGCCTCTGCTGTTAACTATGTACAAGTAACGGGGGCGGCTACTACGGCTGCTCCTGTTTTATCTGTTCAAGGAAGTGATGGAAACGTGGCTTTTGGCATAACGTCAAAAGGTACAAGCGCAATCAACTTTTTAACTAACAGCGGTAACCAAAGGCAACTTCAAATTAACCATACAGCATCTGCTGTAAATTATTTTGCATTGACCGGCTCTGCCGCAGGTTCTGCTCCTGCATTTAGCGTTGCTGGCACAGACACAGACATTGACCTAACCCTAACCCCAAAAGGCGCAGGCAATGTCAGATTTGGTTCTTATACTGCTAGTGCCTTGCTTGCAGTTGCAGGCTACATCACAATTAAAGATTCTGGCGGTACAACACGCAGACTTTTAGTTGGTTAATTTTTAAAGGAAAACTATCATGGCTTTAATCAAATCAGTAGACACAGACTTCGGCATCCCTGCTTCGTATTGGAACATCGGTGCTGTCCAAGAAGACTTCAAAGGTCGTGGCACAGAAGTAACCTTTTACGGATACGCTTCTAAAGAAGCCCGTGATGCTGGAAAACAACCATTGTCAGCAGGTAAAGTTCAGATTTCAGGTGATGAATATGTAGCAGGTGCAGACCGAGCTGCCCTGTATGCAATCATCAAGCAAAAACCTGAGTTTGAAGGTGCGGTGGACGCATGAGCGAAGGCCCATTTTTTGAAGGCGCGTTTTTTAGTGGTGGATTTTTTGAATCCATTCAGGCATACTTGGATCAATTATTGATTAAACTTCGGTCATTTACCGAGAGAAGGAGATTCTAATGGCGATTAACCTAAAAGCAATTACCTCGGTAATGGGCTACCAGCAGATCACAAGCCTGAGTTCTGCTACAAAATTGACAGTCCCACCCCGAAATTTAAGCGGTTTAGTTGGCACTCCAAGCATTGCCATCATTACGCCAGAATCTCAAGCCGTGCGTTGGCGCGATGATGGCGTAGCGCCAACAGCTTCAGTCGGAATGCCATTGGCCGCTGGCGTCACTTTGCAATACGACGGCGATCTTTCTCAAATTCAATTTATTGAGCAAGTTGCTGGCGCTAAATTAAACATCACTTACTACTCTTGATGAGGGCGACATGAACATCTCCAACGACTCCCCCGCGCTGAACTACGTTGAGTATTTCACCAAGCAGTTGCCGATTGATTTGGCAACCATGGCCGCATTGCGCGATGAATTGGCCGTTCGCCAAGGCGCATTGTCTGCCGCCCAAGATGCAATTGCTGATAGAGCTGCTGCTACAGCAGAATTGGCCAAAGCTCGCGCAGATGCCGCCGCCATCATGGCAGAGGCAAAAACAGCTATTGACGCAGCTAAAATAACTTTGGACGATGCAAAAGCTAAAGAAAAAGAAGTTAAAGCGCTAGACGAAGCTGTTAATGCTGCTTTAGCAACTCGTGAAGCTGATGTTGCCAAACGTGAAAAAACTTCTGATACAAAAGCTACTTCTTTGGCAAGCCAACAAGCTGACATTGATAAGCGTTCTGCTGTTTTGGCTGATCAAGAAGCCTCATTGCAAGCTAGGGTTAAAGCCTTTCAAGACAAAGTTGCTGCATTAAGCGCATAAGGATAAAACATGGCCGTCAATCTTTCCCCCGTGGGCGGCGTTGCGGCCCAGTTTTTCACAAATACCGGCGCAGTCCTGACTGGCGGCAAAATTTATACTTATGCGGCTGGCACAACCACACCTGTAGCCACTTACACCACTTCCGCAGGGAATGTTGCTCGTACAAATCCAATTGTTTTGGATGCTGCTGGACGTGTGACTGGTAGCGGAGAAATTTGGATTACTGTTGGGGTAACGTATAAATTTGTTTTAAAAGACACTAATGATGTTTTAATTGGAACATATGATAATGTTTCAAGTTCTTTTAATACAGATGCGTCATTAGTAACTTATACACCTGCTGGCACTGGGGCCGTGACAACCAATGTGCAAGATAAATTGCGCCAATATGTAAGTGTTAAAGACTTTGGCGCTGTTGGAGATGGGTCAACAAACGACACAACGGCTTTTCAAACCGCGATTAATTCAGTTGTAACAACTGGTCAAATGCTTTATGTTCCCGCTGGAACATACAAAATTACTTCTCCATTGGTTGCAAATGGATCGCTGAAAATGTCAGGCGATGGTGTAACTAGCGTATTAAATTGCACAGCTTTATCAGCAGGAACATATGCGTTAGCAATACAAGGTTCAGAATCCACAACCAATACAACAATGACTGCATATACATCAGTCAATGACGCAACAATTTCTGTTGCATCTACAACTGGTTTTGCTGTTGGTGACTTGGTTTCATTAAAATCAACTCAAGCGTTTTCTCAAATTGATACCAACTACAAATTGGGTGAACTTCAATACATCAAATCAATTGGTTCAGGAACAATTACTTTTACTGCAAAATTAAAAGCTGCATACACAAGCGGAACTATTACAGTTAGAAAATTAAATTACATCAACGCACCATCGGTATCTAACATAAAACTTATTGGTGCAGGGGCTTCAACGCCAGGCTACGGAATCAGTGTTTATTACGCCATTAAGCCAAAATTAGACAATGTTTATTTTGATTTGTTTGAAGATCAAGCAATTTCATATTCTTATTGCGATTCTGGCTCTGTTACTCGGTGCTACATTGAAAATTGTTCTGGCATTACAAATGGTGTTGGCTATGCGATTGGATTTGACTTCCTTTCTCAATTTTGCCATGCTGAAAACAATTTTGCACAGCGTGTGTCTTGTGGTTTTTCTACTGGCAGTTACTATTGTGTTTGGAACTCTGTTGTCTCTGGAAATTCATTTTTTGGAAATGAATCTCAAAGACCACTGATTCAAACGCACATCAATGGTGTAAACACAGTTGTTGCAAACAATACTGTTCAAAGTGCATACATAGGAATTGGCAATTTTTCACGCAACTGCACAGTTATTGGCAACATTGTTTCTAATTGTGGATATGCAGGAATTTATGTTGAAACTGATGGCGCTATCAATTATCAATGTATTGGAAACAAAGTCACTGAATCCCTTAGAGGAATTACAGTTGGTGAATACACAGGTACAGAATTGCCATCAATTTTGATCAAAGATAATATTCTTTGGACAAATGGCTTAAATGGTATTTCTGTGACTGCTCAATATGCACAGATTGAAGGAAATCATATTCGTAATACATCACCAGCAATTGTGTTTTCAGGCCCAAGTGATGCAAACATTGAAAACAATGTAATTGTTGATATTCGGAATTATTCACAAGCCTATGGTATTTATATTGCACCAGGCACTGCCAATGCAACAGATATTTACATCAACAACAATAGAATAGAAAGCAATTTAGACAATGAACTTTCTTATGGTGTTGTAATTGATCCTAACGCAGTTGGCGTAGTTGTATCAAACAATGTCATTAAAAACTATTTGAGTACCGCAATAAGTGATGGTGGTGCAAGAACAGTCATTACACAAAACACTTTTAATGGCGATTTCCAAACCCGTGAAATAGATTCATCTGCTAATATTACAAACGCAACTACTAACGGTAAAGCAAAAACTACTAACGCAATTTACTATCAGTTAAACCAAAGGTATTTTTCTTTAAGTGCTACAGATAATTTTTGGGATTTAACTAGTGTCACAACTGGTGCGTCAGAGTATCGCAAAGTAGTTTTGTGCGTAGATGGAAGCGGTACGGCATCAATTGTTCAAGGCCAAGTCTCTGCGGCTCAAACGACTGCAAGAGTGCCTAGATATATTCCTTGGACTGTTTGCCCGATTGGTGTTGTTGAAATACCAAATAGTTATGCTGGCGGTTCTTTGTCTGGATTTGTGTTTCACAATTACACTGGATTCCAGCCTTAAACTATGGCTAACAGCAAAATATCAGCATTGACCTCCGCTACCACGCCATTGGCGGGTACGGAAACATTGCCGATTGTTCAAAGTGGCTCAACTAAACAAGTTTCTGTAGCTAATTTAACTGCTGGCCGCGCCGTATCTACTGGGGCTTTGACTGTTGTTGGCGCAAATGCTACGCTTGATAATGCGTATTCATTAGTTGGCAAATTGGCTGCTGGAACACCTGTTGGAATGATTAAGCGCAATAGTAGCAATCAAGTAACGATTGATGAAGATGGCTACGGCACAATAATTGGTTATGGTGGTAGATATTCATTTTCTGGCGGCGGCGATTTTAGCAATTTGCTTGGTAATTACATTCCAGGAACTGCGGGGAAAGGCGTCAACTTTACCGCCAACACTCCAACAGCAGGGATGACAAGCCAATTGCTAGACTGGTATGAGGAAGGTACTTGGACGCCCAGTCAAGGTGCAGGGTTAACTGTTATTGGCGCATTTAGCTCGGCAGGAAGTTATACCCGCATCGGAAGACAGGTAACTATTTATGGCTATGTAGCTGGCGCGACTTCTGTCACCGCTAGCGCAAATGCAGTGTTATGTGCAAACAATCCTATTTCTGCATCGAATATATTTTTAGGTTCGGTTTTAAATAACTCTGGCGCTGTTTCTGGGGGCGCGTATACATACACTACGTCTGTATATTGTGTTTCTGCAATCGCAGCTACACCTAAAATTTATTTTCAAGTTACCTATTTTGTCTAAGGACACATCATGTTTGAAAAACAAACCGTTGTTGATCGCATTGAAGTACTGGCTGACCAGACTGTCGCTGTGCGGTATGTGGTGACTGTCACCGAAAATGGGCAGCCGTTTGCCGAAAACATTAAAGGCAATTACTTTAAGCCTGGCGATAATTACAGCGCCGAGTCTGACAAAGTTAAAGCTATTTGCGACATGGTTCATACATCTGAAGTAATTGAAGCATATAGACTTGCACAAATACCAAAAATTCCAGCATAATGCTGACAAAACCGTATCGGCGAGGTTCACCGAGGAATCTTAGGATTCATAAAAAATGACTGAAGAAGTCCAAGCCCTAGCGGAAGTAGACTCCGCGCCAA